GGAACCCGGGCGGGCATACATTGTGGGCGAGCGCGGGCCGGAACTGTTTGTGCCGCGGGTCGCCGGGGCGATTGCGCCCGGCGGGGTGACGGTGCAGATGACGGTGGTGACGCCGGACGCGGAGAGCTTCCGGCGCAGCCAGGGGCAGATCATGACCGACATCTGGCGGCAGGCGCGCCTGGCGGCCGCGCGGACGGGGTAGGAGATGACAGCATTTGATGAGATTCGTTTCCCGCCGGGCATCAGCCGCGGGGCGACCGGCGGGCCGACGTTCAGCACGGTGGTGATCACGACGGCGAGCGGTGCGGAGCAACGGATCGCCCTCTGGCAACGGGGCCGGGCGGTATGGGATGTAAGCCATGCCATGCGGTCGCCGGCGCAGGCGCACGAGCTGCTCTCGTTCTTCCTTGCGCGCCAGGGGCGGCTGCGGGGGTTCCGGTTCAAGGATTGGTCTGACTACAGCACCGACCAGCCGACGCCCGGCGTGAAGTTCGCCACGGCGCAGGTCACCAGCACGAAGTTCCAGCTTCAACGCACCTATAGCTCCGGCGGACAGACCTACACGCGGACCATCACCAAGCCGGTGGCGGGCACGGTGCGGCTGTACAACACGCTGGGGCAGGAGGTGACGACCGGCTGGACGCTTGATGCCACCACGGGCATCGTCACGTTCTCCAGCCCGCCTGGGTACGTGCCGACGTGGCGCGGGGAGTATGACGTGCCGGCACGGTTCGACGTTGATCAGATGCAGCTCTCTCTCGATGACACGGAGATCAGGAGCTGGGAACGGATCCAGATCGTGGAGGTGCTGGTGTGAGCGTCACCACCACGGGAGCGTTCGGGTTCTGGCACGCGGGGCAGCCGCTGGTGTGGCCGGTGGCGGCCCAGGTAGCGCTCTCGCGCTACTGGTTTGCAGACGAGGAAGTGCAGGCGGTGGGCCAGGAGTTCGTCGTGGTAGCGACGACCACGGGCGCGGGGCTGGAGATTGAGATCGACTGACCGCTGGAGGCGATCTGATGCTGCGGCAGACCGGCATTGACCTGAGCCAGGAGGCATTGCACCTGGCGGTGTGCGTTCGGATCGAGCGGAGGGATGGCCAGGTTGTGTGTGTCACCACGCACGACGCGCCGATACAGGTCGGCGGCGAGACCTACGATCCGATGCCGGGCGCCGACCCAACGGCGGTCCGCCAAGAGGCCGGCGCGGGCGTGGACAATCTGGAGGTTGCCGGGCTGATTACGTCAGATGCCATATCTGAGGCGGACCTGTTGGCGGGCCTGTTCGACGGGGCGACGGTGCGCCTGTTCGTGGTGGACTGGCGGCAACCAAACCTGGCGCCGTTGCGGCTGCTGAAGGGGCAGTTCGGCAACATCACGGTGCAGGCGGGTCGCTACACGGCGGAGATCCGCAGCCTCGCCCAACGGCTCGGGCAGCAGATTGGTGAACTGGTGTCGCCCACCTGCCGGGTGAAGGCGCTGGGCGACGTGCAGTGCGGGGTGAACCTGGCGGCGTATCGGGCGACCCGGACGTTGGCCGCCGCTGAATCCGAGAGCATCCTGGTATTCGCCGGTGACGCCGCGGCGCCCGGCTACTATTCCCATGGCCGCGTCCAGTTCACATCGGGCGCCTGCGCCGGCCTAGCCCGCGAGATCCGCACGCATACCAAAGAGCCAGCCGGGGCCCGCCTGATCCTGCAGGAGGCGCTCCCGGTCCTGCCGGCGCCCGGCGACACGGCGGTGCTGGAGGCGGGTTGTGACCGCCGGCTGGAGACATGCCGCGACAAGTTTGGCAACGTGGCGCGTTTCCGCGGCGAGCCGCACGTGCCGGGCACGGAGATGTTGCTGCAGCGAGGCCGCAAGTGAGAGAGTTCGTTGAGGCGGCACGCGCGTTGGTGGGCACACCCTACCGGCACGCGGGCCGGAATGGATATGGTGTTGATTGCGGAGGCCTGATCATCCTGGCGGCGCGGAAGGCGGGCCTGCTACCCGCCGACTGGGATGTGCTGCCCTACTCGCCGACCATCCCCACGTCGATGATCCTGGCCGGGCTTCGAGAGTGGTGCGAGCCGGTGGAGCGCCCAGGCGAGCCGGAGGCGGGTGACATTTTGCTGATGCGGATCTTGCGCCGGCCCCAACACCTGGCGATCGCGTCTGGGGATGGGAGCATGATACACGTCTACGTCGCGGCAGGTCGGGTGGTCGAGCACCCGCTGACCGAACACTGGCGTCAGGCGATTGTTGGCATCTGGCGCTGGCGCGGAGGGGAGTAGCGATGGCGACGATAGCAATCCCCGCGCTGGGCATGTTGGGGGCGGCGCTGACCCCTTGGGCGCCGACGGTAGGCTGGGCTGTGGGCACGGTGGTGGGAGGGATGCTCTTCCCGCAGCAGCGGGAGCCAAGCGGCAAGCTGGAGGATCTGCACGTTACGGGTTCCGGCTACGGGGCGATGATACCGATGGTGTGGGGTCGCGCGCGCCTGGGCGGCAATATTATTTGGGCAACTGATTTGGAAGACCACATTGAGGGGAGGAAGAACCACCGTTATCACGCCTACTACGCGAACCTGGCGGTGGCAATCTGCCGCGGTCCGGTGCAGCAGGTGCGCCGCATCTGGGCCGAGGACCTGGTGATCTACGACGCAAGCCAATCGCCCGCGACCCGGCACAACATTCGCATCTACCGGGGCACAGAGAACCAGCCGGCAGACCCATTAATCCAATCGGTGGAGGGGGCGTCGAACACGCCCGCATACCGCGGGTGCTGCTACGTGGTGTTCGAGGAGTTGCCGCTGAAGGATTGGGGCAACCGGATCCCGAGTATGAATTTCGAGGTGGACGCCGGGCCGGCGACCCTGGCGGACGTCCTGGGAGATGTGATGGATCTGGTTGGCATCGGGCCGGACCTGCGCGACCTGTCGCGCGTTGCGGGCATACCAGTGGCCGGATGCATTCTGGCCCAACAGGCGGCGGCGCGCGACTTCCTGGCCGTGCTATTGCAGTCCTATGCGGTTGACCTAGCCGAGATTGACGATCGGATCGTTGCGATCCCCAGGGGCGGGCCGGTCGAGGCGGCGATCGAGGCAACGGACCTGGGCGCCCACGTTTGGCAGGGCGCGGGCCGCGAGCCGCCGGCACCGATCGAGATTGAGAAGGCGGCTGAGTTGGAACTGCCGGCGCGGGTGGACGTGTGCTACATGGAGGCGGCCCGGGAGTATCAGCAGGCGGAGCAGCGGGCGATTCGCTACACGAAGACAGGGGTGGCGGAGGCGCGGACGCTGAAGCTGCCGCTGGTGCTGACCGCGAGCGAGGCGCGCCGAATGGCGGAGCGGCTCCTATATACTGCATGGATCGAGCGGACGCGCTACCGCTTCGCCCTGGGGCCGCGCTACTGGCGTCTGGCGCCCGGGGCGGTCGTGGCCCTCCCGGTCGGCGGCGCGTTGCGGCGCGCCCGTATCACGGCGATGGACATTGGCCTGTTTTCCGAGGCGCGGTTCGAGGCCGTCCTCGATGACGACGAGGTGCTGGCGCAGGAAGCCGCGGGCTCGGAGGTGCCGACCCGGCCGGCGGTGGTTGATAGCGTGGTGCCGACGCTGTTCACCGCCTGGAGCGGGCGCGAACTCCGGGATGAGGACGGCCTGGCGCCCGGGTTTTACGTGGCCGCCGTGGGCGGCGCCGGCTGGCGGGGTTGCACCTGCTACTATTCGCCGGATGGCGTTACATGGATCCCCTGCGGCGAGATCCGCAAGCAGATCCCCTGGGGCACCGCCCTGGGCGCCCTGGCGGAGTGGGCTGACCCGTCGGCGTGGGATACGGCGAATACGGTAGCCGTACAGATGCAAGCCGGCTGGCTTGGCAGCATGAGCCAGGCAGAGGTGGACGCGGGGCTGAACGCGGCGGTCCTGGCAGGCGAGATCATCGGGTTTGCAACGGCAACGGCGGGCGGCGCCGGAGCATACACCCTGTCGGTGCTGCGGCGCGGGCGCCGGGGCACGCCGACGGACGGTCACCAGGCCGGCGACCTATTCGTGCTCGTGTCGCCGGAACCGCCCCTGCGGGTATCCGTTCCCGCGAATCTCGTGGGCCAGGCGGTGCAGGTGAAGTGCCTTTCGCCAGGGCAGGTGCTGGAGGATGTGGCGGCGGTGACGGTGGTCATCGCACCGCCGAACGCGCCGTATGACCCGGCGGGGGCAGCGGACGAGGCGACGAGGATAGCAAACGAGGCGGCGGGGGCAGCGGACGAGGCGGTGCAGACAGCGAACGAGGCGGCGCAGACAGCGAACGAGGCGGTGCAGACAGTGAGCGAGGCGGCGCAGACAGCGAACGAGGCGGCGCAGACAGCGAGCGAGGCGGTGCAGACAGCGAGCGAGGCGGTGCAGACAGCGAACGAGGCGGCGAGGGCAGCGAA